GAGCAAGGCAATCTGCTGAGTGTTTTTCTGTCCATTCAAAACCTTTCTCTTTTGTCTTTTTTTCGAGCCGTGTTAAAATTGATTTTAATTGCTTGCCTTCGGCTGCTCTAAAGCTTGGATCAGTGAGGTAATATTTTTTATAAAATTTAAACCAAACGTCTGTTAATTCTTTCCAAAAAACAGTAGGTAAAATTTCTAATTTTCCCGTTGGTGCGATAGCATCAACAACAGGATTATTTACTTTACTTTCCTTTACTTTACTTTCCTTTACTTTAGGAGGGTTACAAGAAGGTTCGTAACCGGTTACATTTTTTTCAACTGTTTGATTTTCACGCCATTGTGAAATTTTTTCTTTGTTTTTTTCTTTTTTTATCTTGTAGGTTTCGCTGTACGATAATATTCGTTCATTGAAAGTTTCACCATTGTTTGATGAAAGTATGCCGATACTTTCCATAAAGTTCCAGCATTTGTCAAGCTTTTTACCAACTTTCAACTGTGATTTTAGCACCTTGGTTTTGATCGGTTTTTCTTGCTTTCCAATCTTTTCAAGCACACACCAAAACAACCCTATACCCTCATATCCGTACTCTAAAAAAAGCTCAGTCATTTTCTCATCATCAATGGCATTTGTATCATGTAGGATATACTTCATGCCTTAATTTTTAGCTTTTGAAAAAATACCAATCAACTGATCGACCATGTTCTTTTCTACCGTTTCCACATCATCACTTGCCCCTGTAACCTGGTTTACAATGTTTCTTTTATTCTCGATGATCTCGTAAATCTTTTCATCAATAGTTCCATCACCTAAGAAGTAAGACACCTGTACGCTATCTTTTTGACCAATCCTATGTGCTCTATCTTCGCATTGCTCACAGTCTGCAGGATGCCATGGTAATTCAATAAAGGCTACACGGCTGGAAGCTGTCAACGTGATACCTACACCGCCGGATTTAATATTACATAGGATAACTTGTACTTTAGGATCATTCTGGAAGCTGTCAACAGATCTTTGTCTGCTTTCCATACTATCGTTACCTACAACGGTAACGGCGCCAGTGATTACTTTTTTCAGTTCGTCTATTACTTCCTTGTGCCATGCAAATACAATAATCTTTTCCCCTGCCTCTACTACTTCCTCAATGTGTTCAATTACATCTGCTATTTTACCTTTTGCTGCTATCTTTTTTAAGATACCAATCATTACCATAACCTCACCACGTAGGCTTACGCTAATCTCCTGATCTGTCTTACCTAAATTTTCTTTGAGATAGTTTACCAGATTATTTTCGGCTTTGTCATACTCTCGCTGGTTGCTGATGGTACACTTGATAATCTCCCTCATTTTATCGGGCAAATCTTTTAATACATCTTTCTTTTCCCTGCGATAAAAACAGTTTTTATGCAACAAGTAATTCAATTCTTTTAAATTACTTGCTTGATTTCTACCTTGACAGTATCTATCTACAAAGCCTTTGTACCCACCGAAATTATGAAGGCGGCCAATGATGTGCAGTTGCGGTATTAAGTCAATAGGCTTGTTTACAACAGGCGTTCCTGTCAATCCTAAAATGTACTCCTTACCCTTTGCAATGCCCATTGTAAGCTTACTTTGCATTGTTTTCCCATCCTTACAGTTTGATACTAAAATGTTATCTGCAAAGTAATTATGTGTATCAGCTACCTCTAAATCATAAACTCTTTTATTGACAATAGAACTGAATCCAAATTCTCCGTTACTTGTTGGTTTGTAAACCTCAATACTTTCCACCCTAACGCATTTAACACTTCTGTTTTTCTTGCGTCCAGAAATTTCCATTTTTTTAATCTGTGGGTACTCCCGTCCACTTCTATTGCAAGCTTTATATTTTCTATTGCAACATCTACCTTGTATGAATTTGGTAGGCTTTTGAATAAACTCTTCACGATCCTTGTTGGTATAGCAAACTCCATTGCTGATTCCGGTAGCCCTATTGCCTCCCAAAGCATTATTTGCTGCTTTGTTAATTGGCCATTGCCACCCCTTGCCAGAAATGTGCGACCACTCATTACCTTTTTTAGCTTTTCTATTGTTTCCTGATTGTGCATAGGATTTTTTGCAATCATTCTTTGTGAAGTTTTTTGCCTTCTTGAACCTTCGTTCATTATACGAAGTGCATTCACTCTTGCTTTTTCCCTTTTCTCCTGCGTTTGATTTGCAGCAATAGCCTCCGGTGTTCTTACTCTCCATTTTGCCGAGCAGCTTTGACTGCAAAACCGAATTTTTGCAGATTCCTTGCCGTTGGATTTTATAGAAAAACTTACTGAGCAATAAGCACATATTTTTTCTATTTCCGGCTTTCTTTTGTTCAAGTCCATTTTCTTCCTTATTTCCGGATCTGCATTTATTGTCTTTGCAAAGCAACTCCTGGAGCAGTATTTTGCAGTTGCCTTTCCTGCCTTTTTTGTCAGAAAGGTTTTCTTGCAACATATACAACATCTCTCCACTTTTGATTTTATGTACTTCTTTGTACTCGCCGCTGGCGGTATAGATTTTATGATTTCCAGTTGCGTAGAGCAGTCCGTTTTCGTGCCTGATTTTGTAAATACTTCTTTCTTTAAGCTCATTTGTCCAGTGATTTATTATTTTCTTAAATACTATTGAATTGCTTTTGTGGTCAAAGCTTGCAACTTTTATATCCAGCTTTTGTTCTACTATAAGCCCAATTTCTAAAAGCCCTATTTCTGTTGATACTTTAGTTTCATAAGGGAAACATTTGTGGATTTCGTCTATAATTACACAATCAAAAAGATCAATGGTATCTTTAAATTTGATGTGATTTAAACGCAATGGAACTGGTTTGCCGTCTTTGCCTGTTGGTATATTTACCCCCTCAACAAAGTACTTTTTTAAGCTCTCATAATTCGTGATGAAATACTTTACAATACCTACCTTATAAAATGTTGGCCATGTATTTTTACAGCTATCACTTAAGATCAATGCTTTGCTATTTGTCCACTTTACCTCGATCTCTCTTTTCCAGTTTTCTTTTAATGTAGCAGGGCAAATAATTAAAATACATTTACACCCGGAAGCCTCAGCAGTTGCAATGGCTTGAATCGTTTTACCCAGGCCAGGCTGATCCCCTAATATTGCCGTCTTTTTTTCAAGATTGTAAGCCACGCCGCTTTCTTGGTACGGAAACATTTTCATCTTTAGTGGAATATCAATTGTAAGCTCTGGAAGCGGATCTATTTCTCCAATCTCTACAGCAGTTTGTGCCTTTGGTGTCTTACCTAATTTAGCAGCCCAATTTAATAAAGCATTACTGGAACTTAAAGGAACGTGCCAGAATTTCTTACCGTCTAACTGTTTAAAATGTGCGCCGGGTATTCTTTTTACTGCATCCACTATCCAAGGCTTATATTCAAATTCAACCTGATAGCCAATCGGCGTTTCTGTTATATCAATCATAAACTAAAAAAGGGGCTAACAGGTAGTGTCTGAAAGCCCCCTTTAATGGAGTGAATAAATCACTTATCGGACACTACTTCGTTAAGTGATTGAGTTGCAAATATAGCAACTCTGCAAATCTTTTTGTATAAATTTTATTCTTTTTGACTATTGTATTTTAACTGTAATTTCTTCTCCAGCAATTACCTGGTCTATGATAGTTTCCAAAATCTCTTTTTGCTTTTCTGTAAGGTTCAAGGCTTTGCTGCTGATTGATTCATGAAACATAATATCGCTGTCCATTTCCTTGCTCCATTGCTCAATTGCAAAGCCTGGTAATAATGGATTGCTTTTAAAATCTTTCATCATCCATTCGGTGCGGTCTCCATACTTCTTACCAACTGCACCGCTTACTTTATTAGGGTGTTCCCTTTGTGCATCTCTAAAATATTCGTTTGCCATTTTAAGATGGTAAAAAGCCTTGCGGAATGAATTATCCTTTTGCATAGAAACTTTCTTTTGGTTGATACAAAACTGTGATGCCTAATTTTACTGCAAGATCATATTCAAGTTTTGCCCCTTCGCTATCTCCCCATCCTACCAGCATGTAAATAAAATCGCATTCAATTAAGGCAGCTATGCACTCTCTCATATAGCTGCTCGATTCCTTATTGTGCTTATGTGGTAAAGCCATTGGGTTTACAGGCTTATAGCCCATTTTCTCCAGTTCACATTCAGCCAGAAAAAAGTTCTTGTATGCTTTAGAAATTTGTACCCCGGATATTTGCCCGGCGATATAGCATTTTTTCATGTTTTAGATTTTATTAATGAATTTTTTGAAATTAACGTAACACATTACCCTGCGTATTAAAGGCTTTCTATCCTCTCTAATTCGGTTTCTGTAATACCTGCTCCACTTTCTCATACAGTTGTTTTTAAAATGGAAGGTCAATTTTTGGTTCAATGTAATCAGGTGAGTTTACTTTAGGCAGTAAGTCATAATTTTCAAAAACATTACCAACTACTTCTAAATTCCCAATCCCGAAGTACTCAACCATATTAACCAGGTGCTGAACATTTTTGTAGTAAGAATTATCAATACAGTAACTTCCTGTTGCTTCGTTATAAATAACAGGGCAATAACTACTAATATCAATTCCATCCTCTGTAATTTCTCTATCAATCAAAATGTCACCTTCAAATATTTCTTTGCCGTTTTTATCCTTAATTCCGGTTGATTGGCTTACAGTTCCGGCTAAAACATTGTAAGAGTTTGTTGTTGGTTTTTCATCGTCAATATTAGTAATCAGTGTAAAAAAGCTGCCACCTTCCCATTCGTTATGTAAACAGCCATACACCCATCCACAATCATGATCGTAATGATAAACCTTACCTCTAAAGTTTCTTTTAGTCATTTTCTACAGTTTTTAAAGCTTTTACTTTTACCGTAACCTCAATTTTAGGCAGCGGCGTTTCTTTTGGAGTTCTATTTTTTACCTTCTGGTAACTCCCCTTTTTCCGGATTGGCATTTTCTTTGAATTTGATTTTCCAAACTTGAAGTGTTTTAAATTTCATAGCCCTAGATATGTATAAGCATTTAGCCATGGCATTTATAGGGTAAAGTTTTGAAACCGTTTCTACTTTATTTACACTCTCATAAACCTCTACAAAATGCGTTGCTGCTAATCTCATATTTCCTCACCTCCTTCAATTGTTACGGTTACATCATCAAATAATGATAGCTGGCTTTCTGGCGCTTTTTTACCTTCAAACAAGTATTGCTCAACTTCATAAATGCAGTCGTTAATATCGCTGCCTAAATCGCCAATATGTTTGTAGTCGCTGGCTTCCCATTTTTGAAACGGTGTATTGAGATTGATTAAACCGTATTCACCTTTTTTACTGCCTGATAAGGTTACACCCTCGTTCTCGTCATTACCTCCAATACTAAATCCTTTTACAGCAAATTTTGTAAGCTCTTCATCCTCCCACTCTTCCAGCTTTTTTACTTTGGATGGCTTAGCTAAAGCATCAGTAAGTATAGCCAGGTGTTTTGGTAGCTTTTCAAATGCTTTCAATAAATCTTCATGTACCGGCACTGTACAGGATAGCTTGGTATCTTTTTTTGAGTGCCCCGGTAAATCCTCTGTAAATTCTACGTCTAAGAATAAACCGTCTTTGATCTTTGCTTTTTTGATTTTTACTTTTTCCATAAATCTTAAAATAATGATGGTTGAATAATTGGTGCCGGCTTATTGGCCTTTACCGTTTTTGTTGATTGCTTTGGTTTTTCAATTATAGGCTCTGTAGTTTTTTCAGCTACTGTACCGGATAATAATTCGGCCTTTACTGCAAACTTTTCACCTAGTAAATTCTCTACTATCGCAACGCTTCCATGATAACTTACAACTCCTACTACTTCGCCCTGCTCTCCATATTTTCTTTTCGGATTACAACTACTGAATACATCTTTTTCAAGTTTCATCTTTCTGTAATTTCATCTATATAATCAGCGAAGGTTGCCATTGCTTCATTTGGTGAAGGGATGGCAATTGATAAGTACTCAGCAGCCCATTTACAAATGTTTTCTATGTACTCGTTAAACTCCGGGATGGTGAGCTCTTTGCTGCTTCCATCTAATACTAATACCTCGCCAGTTGATTTATTTACTACTTCCTTTTTTAGGAATAAATGCTTTAAAACTTCGTGGCTGTCTAAAGAAGTTTTTACCTCATCGTAACCAGCATCATATAAACCCTGCCTACACATCGGAACTACTACGCCCCAGTAATAATCATTTTGCGGTAAGCTTCTTTTTCTCATATCCTTAATTGTCAATTGGTGCCTACCTTCTTTCAATGTGTTGAATAGCTCTCGCATTTCAGCAGGGTTTATAATTTTGCCGCCTCTAATCTCAAAGGTTATTTGCTTCATGAAATTTTACTTAAATCGCCAAACAGATAAAAATACCGCCATGCTAACTCCTGGTACTTTGCCTTGCCAGCGTTGTAAATTGGACTGCCCTTTTTTACTGGTACTTTAAAAATCTTATGGGGTGCTGTTTTTGAAATACCTAAAAAGATGAAGTTTGTTTTACCTTCCAGATCCATGTACAATGCAGCTTGCCTGTCGTAATTATAATGACTGATTGAATCTTCAAATTGTTTCTGAGTGGTACTGGCTGTTGTTTTTAAGTCACCACTCATATCAATATCTTTTACGAAAAAATCCCACTTAGCCCTCATGTCCAATTTAAAGTTTATACCTTCATAACAGATTTCAAAATCATGCTTAATTGTAACCTTTTGCATTTCTGATATACTGGCCAAATGCTTGCACATTGGATCTGCAAAAAACTTTGCCTTCATTATACCAGCCTTTACAAATTCATCCTTTGGCATTGGTTCACCGGCTACTGTCATTTTAAAGTAATCTACCTGCTCAGGTTCTGTAATCATAGCATCCAGTAAGCTACCAAACCGGAATGCTGCTGTTAAGTCAATAGTAAAGGCATCTCTTTCAAAATACTTTTCTAAGGCTCCGAGGTCGGAGTTTGAAACCTCGGAGCGACTATAGTATGGATCTTTAATTATACTCACTTTGCTTTCTTATTTACAGCTTTAAAATTATCGGTGTACTCTAAAAACTTACTTTCTATTTTAGTGCCGTCCTTCAAGCATTTCTTTTCACACCATGCTTTCATCTGATCAAGTTTTGTGTTACCAAGTTTATCAAGAGGCAGGTTCTTTCCCTCAGCATCAAACCAAAGCGCAAATATTTGAGTATAGCCTACCGGGTGCAATACCGTAATTTCAACACCTTGCCTGGTAGATGGTCCATCATTCAATTCTGCAGTAGCTGCTTCCTGCTCAAACATTACCATCGTTTGTTCACCCTGCTTTTTCACTTCAATATCAAGATCAGCTTTCCTTTTGTTCTCTTCGGCTTCTTCTTTGATCCTTGCTGCTGTTGCTGCTTCTCTGTCTGCCTGTTCCGCTGCTGCTTTTTGCTGCCGTTCTAATAGCTCAGCGTTTTTGCGTTCATTTTCAAGCCTGTCAGCTTCTGCCTTTGCTTCTAAAATTTTTCGCTGCTCAGCATTGGCGGCTGCAATGGCTGCATCTGATTTTTCTTTTTCAATACGCTGCCTTTCTGCTTCGGCCGCTCTTTCATCTGCCAGTCTTTTTTGCTCATTCAGTTCATTTAATTTAGATGGTAATCTTTCAATTAGTTCATCTTTTACAATTTCCAATTCTGCAACATAGTTATTGCTATACTCAGGTATTTTTTCACTAGAGATACTTACTATCATTTCTGCAATTTCACCTTGTGAATGATACTGTAAATAATATCCAGTAGGTTTAAATTCGCTAAGTAAAGCAGGGTTTAAGGTAGGGTTGAAGGCTTTTAACTTCATTGATTTTTCGCCAAAATCAGCAAGTGATATTTGATTAAAGCTGTTGTGCATTGCTGTTTTTTTAGCCAGTAAAAGATTACCGTAAAACTGTGCAAATTGAGATTCTATACTTGCGACAATTTCAATGTATGCCTTTTGCTTTGCAGCTACTAATTCAGCTTGCCTTTTCTTTTCGGCTGCTTCTTGTGCTAATTGAGTAGCATACTTATTCCGGTGCTCTTGAATTTGTGCAGGTATTGTTCCGGGCTTTTTAATATCCAATTCATTCTCTACCTCGGTGTACATTTTTTTGAGCTGGTCCATTATTTGAGTAACTCCTGCCCGTTGTTCTTTCATATCCTTGCTGGCAGCGTTTACATTGGCCAGATACTTCATTGCTCTTTCATCAATAGCAGTATTCATGCCTTCGCTATCAATCTGCACAAGAATATTGTTGCCTACTTCAATGGCTTTGCTTTTGCGGATCTGGTTAGCCTGTAAAATTTGCGGTGCTTTTTTTAGCAGCTCGATACTATTTTCGATTACTGCTACTTGATTGTTATTTTCCATTTTTTTTGTTGAACTATTAGAAGGTTAAAAATTAAAAGTCATCATCATCAAAGCTTTTACTTCCGGATGGCTGAGCTTTAGAAACAAACTCATCATCTTGTACTGGCTGCTTTACTGGCTCTACAATCATGACCGGTGTAAATGTTCCGGTAGCTTGCGGAAGCTCCTCAGCAGCGTCATTTAAGCCGTAATCAATAGTAACCTCTGGAGTGGGTTCAATGCTTTCTGTCTGTAGTTTGGTAAAATTACCAAGCTTTACTTTTGGATAGCTTCTGAAAGCGTGTTTAATACATTTGGTTTGCACCATGCCCGGTAAGCCTTTTGTCCATGCCAGGCTATTGCCGTTCTTTCCAAATTCTTTTAATTTCAACACTTCGTCAATACCCATTACCTTATAATCAACGGATCCATCTGGCCTTTCTATTCGTAGATAACAGGCAATGATATTATCTGATTTACGTGGAAATACAGCCTTATGCTCTAAGAATACAGATCCTTTTGTAGTACCATGCATAAACTCATCGCCTTCATAAACCAGTACCGGGTTATCAGCGTATTTTATTTGCCCTTGTCTTACTCTGATCAGCAATTCGCCACGGCCATCAATCATTAAAGAAGCCCGTTGCTCCCACTTTGGGTTGTCTTTAGTGCCAGCATTTACTGAGAACGGTACTATGTAGGCATGCTTCATAGCAGGATCGAATGACAGGCCATTTACAGCCATATCAATAAAGCATCCATACAGGCTTAATTTGGTGCAGTTCTGTAAAGCGGCCGTATCTGTTACTAACTTCATAAAGTGGAATTTTTCAGCTTCGTACTTTATGCCAGCGACTTCATCATCGCCGCCGTTCATTACTTTGTAAATACCTTTGAAGCGGTCTGCTACTTCTGGCAACCCTACTATTGCTGCAGGTGCCGACTGATCTAGTTTTTGAATCAGCGTTAATTTTGTACTCATGATTTTTTGTTGATTTTATTACTGTTTAATTGTTGCGAATTTGCTTATCGTATGCCCGTTTTCAAGTGCCCAGGCTGAATGCTCTTCTATGTACAGATTACAGGCATTGCAGCAGGGCGTTAAATTATTTACATTGGTATAGTTGCCCGGCGTTCTCTTTTGGTCGTGGTTTAATCCCTGAGCTTTACCAGTACAAACAGGTGATTTTACTTTACATCTTGCATCTTTACCTAAGATCTCTTTCTTTACTTTTTTATATTGCTTGTCCTGCTCCTTACGCTTTTCAGAAACTTTTGGGATTTCCTTTTTAACCTTCGGCGGTTGGGGTACACTGCTGTATATTTTATGCAGAAAACAGTAGCCGTTATGCTCTGGTATTCTGGTGCAGGTTGGAAAACTACATTCACTCATAATTACATTATTTCGGAGTTGCCATGCGGCTCAATCCATTCTATAAATACATCTATTAACCAATCAATCAATTTGCTCATAATCTTTAAAATGTGCCAGTGTATAGAAATACACCGGCTACGATTGCTTGCTATATGAAAAAATTAAAAATCATACTCAATGTTTTCACTCATCAGCTCATCATGATCTACCATATCCGATCTGCCAAAAACGACAGTGAAAAGCATAATTGGAATTATCATTATTACCCCAGCCACATACACAATAAACAGCAGAAATAAAACAGCTATCACTTTCAGCACCTTCAATATTGTCATTGCAATTTTCATCAGTTTAATTTTTTTACGTTATTGCAATAATGCTGAAAGGCTCTTATTAATTCTTCTGGCCTGTTGAGCCGGAATGGTAAATTTTTACTAAGGCAATACTGAGTGAGGATCCACTTCATTGGTATTGCAGGTATATACTTCATCATGCTGCTATACCCTCCTTATAATCCTGCCAGTGGGTTTCACAGTTATTGAAGGCCGCATCACTTATGAATTGCCATAGTACTTTATCAGCAGTCCTAAGTTCAACCACATCAAGCGGCCAGCAGTTGTAAATCACATCCATAATCCGGATACATCCTTCATGCTCTGTATCATATTTCACAGTAAACCAATGCTGCATATACAGCGTTTCAAAAGAAAGCGAGACGGTAGGTAAATTTGGGTGTATCATATAGCTAGGTTTATTTTATTTTGCAAACAATGTTTTCTTTCCTCTCAAGCTTAGCCGGAGTTCTGCCTCCTGCTCTGCACTAATTTTCCTCTTGCCCCCCTTGGGAGCTGGAGAGGAGATCCTCTCCAGGAGCTTCCTTGCACGGTAGCATCTTTCGCTTAAGGCCTTGGCCATAGCATCAATAGTTTGTAATTCGTTTATGATTTGGGCTTCTGTCATTAGATAAATTCTTTTAATAATTCAGCCTTTTCTTTGTAGTAAGTTCCAAGAGCAGCAAATATTTTAGTATTGGTTCTTTTTAACTTAAATGCATCTCTAACAGCTTGGCCAGTGCATCCAGCTAATCCTGCTATTTTAGATACATCCTCGCCACTTCTTAAAGCGGTCCATTTTTTAATTAAATGTTCTGGAATTTGCATCTTTAGTTTTTTTGTATTTACTTTGGTATGGCAAAGATAATAGAACATTGTTCTAATAACCAAAAATACTTAGAACTTTTCTCTGTATATTTTTTCCACACAGTTATTAACATAAACATTTTTACAGAACATTTATCTAATGTCAGTTAAAGAAAGACTAATAGAATTCATAAATACTCTCCAAATTGGGCAATCTCAATTTGAAAAGAACTGTGATATTTCTAATGGTTCTGTAAATAATATTAGAACTTCTATTGGTCCAAAAAACCTTTCTAAAATAAAATCTACCTATCCAAAACTGAATGAGATTTGGCTACTTCATGGTGTTGGAGAAATGCTCACCAATTCTGATTTAAATGAAAATGTCTTAAATGAACCTACTGCTCCATACCATGTAAAAAGAAATGATTTAAAAAATGGAAAAGAAAAAAAACATATTCCATTTTACGATGCAGATGCATCAGCCGGTAACCTTAATTCTGAAATCATGCCTATTCAGGCTCCAGCCGGCACAATTTATATTGGGGATTTATTAAATGATAGTGAAGCAGCCATAAGAATTTACGGGAACAGCATGATCCCTAATTATCCTCCTGGATGTGTAATTGGATTAGTTAGATGCAGAAGTAAATTTATAGAGCCCGGAGAGGTTTATGTTATTGAAACTGCAGACAGAAGAATGGTCAAAAGGATTTTTTATAAAAATGACGAAAGCCACAGTGATTTTTTTACCTGCTACTCAGATAATACCATGCTTTTTGATGAAGGAGCCAGGCTGGGCAAACTTGCCTATCCCCCTTTTGATATACCCGTAAATGAAATCATCAATATTTTTATAGTTACCGGCGTTATAAAACGCAATACAAACTCAATAATTATCAATAGAAATTGAAATGAAAAAGTTAATTATAATACTATTAATGCCATTATTCGGTATTAGCCAGTCTAAAAATAAAAGCAACGCATCTTTTCAAGTTGGTTTACAACTAGAGGATGCAAAAAACGTTGGAGGTAAATTTTTTATGGGATTATCTTCTAATAATAAAAATGGAAACCGTTCTATGGGGATAGGTTTAGGTTTAGAATTAATTTCATTTTCCAGTAATGGAACGTCATCAACTGCCTATCCAATATATATAGATTTTAGAAAGTATTTATATATAGACAAGCTTCCTGTTTATTTATCTTTAAACCTTGGCACCTATAATTATAATTTTAAATTAAATTATTCGCTTAATCTTGGAAACGGAGAGGGTATAACCACTAAATCAAATACTAAGGGTCAAGCTTTTGCAGGTTTCAATTTAGGAGCAATACTACCAATTAAATCTAAACAAAATCTTGGATTCTATACTTCTGTTGGATATAGATACATTCAATTCAATACCTCCATAACCACCATTCAAACTATTAAAAATTTAAATGGCAGTGGATTTCATACAATTACAAGGGATAATAATAGTGATAATAATACTGGTTATTTTAATGCCTCTGTTGGAATTTTATTTTAATAAATGGTGTACCAAAAAATAATTTATAATAATGGAACCAATAACCTACAAATATCATTTCACAGACGAGATCAATGCAAGATTTTTACAAGCGATCGATTCAATTCTTCGAGATAGATCAAAAGGAAAGGTAACAGATAAGGCAATTGGAGAAACAATCGGCATGGCAAGTACGAATATTACCCGGATAAGAAATTCACAGGACTCTTTAAATAAAAATTCATTTACCCTTGAAGCAGTTGGAAGACTATTGCATTTTTATAAAGTTTCTCCAACCTGGTTATTAACTGGCCAAGGAGAGATGATGATGTTTTCAAATTTAGAAAGTCAGGTAAAAAGCCTTAAAGAAAGAATATCAGGCCTTGAAAAAGACATGGTAAGAATGGAGCAGAATATTGAATTACTAAGCAAAAAGAAGAAGTAATTACGGTTAATAAAAAAGTTAATACTGTATAAAAATTGGACGTTTCGGACTAAAATCACAAAATTAAAAACCGCTACCAGCAAGGGTTTCAAAAAATATAACATTTAAAACGGGGATTCATAACCCGAAGGTCGGCAGTTCAAGTCTGCTCCCCGATACAAAGCTGAAAGCCTTATCTGATAAGGTTTTCAGCTAATTTAAGTTTTAGTTTCCCTTGCACGGTAGCATAAAAAGTTAATAAAAAGGTTAATACTTTTATGCTACAACTACCAAATGGCTGCACCTGCAGCGAACCTACTGTTTTCCCGAAAAACTGGAAAACACAATCTGCTTCTGTAAAAAAGGAATGGTACATTCAATACTATTTTCATGACCCTGCTTTCAAAGAAAAATATAAAAAGGGTTGTTTAAAAATTCTGAAAAGCAAAATCAATCGCTTTAAAACATTACAGGAAAGAAGATCTGCTGTACAGGTAGTAATGGATGAGCTATTGATGATGCTTCAATATGAAGGATACAACCCTATTACTGGAGAATTTATTAAACCGGTAGTATTGAACCACGAGATTCATCCAGGTACAAAATTTATAGAAGCTTTTTGGGAGGTTTTACCAAAATTGAAAGTTGAACCACATACTACTGAGGATATCAAATGTGTAATTAAAGCATTAGAGGCCGCTGCCAGACAAATGCATATTACTGCTTTAACAATTGGAGATGTAAGAAGAAAGCATATTAAAGCACTGTTGGAGCAGGTGGCCATTATCAATCCTAAGTTCAGCAATGACCGTTACAATAAATTTAGATCATACTTAATGATACTATTCTCTGAATTGGTAGAAATGGAGGCTACAGAAATAAATCCTGTGAAAGATTTAAAAAAGAAGAAAGTGATAAAAAGGATAAGACAGACCCTTACAGCTGAAGAAAGAACCAAAATAAATAATCATTTAAAAATAAAAACTTATTCCTTTTGGCGTTTTATGCAAATTTTCTTTCATTCTGGCAGCCGGGAAACTGAATTATTAAGGGTTCAAAGAAAAGATATTTATCTTGAGAAACAGCAATACAAATTATTAGTAAAAAAAGGTAAACAAACAAATGAACAGCTAAGAACGATTAAAGATAATATACTCCCCCTATGGGAAGAATTGCTGAAAGATGCAAAACCAGAAGATTTTATATTTAGTGTTGGCCTTAAACCAGGAGTAAAACAGATCAGGCCAGAGCAAATTACCCGGCGCTGGAGGACACACGTAAAAGCTACAGTTGAAAAAGGTGGACTTAACATTTCTGCTGATTTCTATAGTTTAAAGCATTCTAATTTAGATGAAATAGCAGCGGCTTTGGATATTCAGTCTGCAGCTGATATGGCTGGCCATACAACACCTGTAATAACTTTATCGCACTATGCACATGGAGAAAAAGAAAGGCAACACCAACGGCTTAAAAAGGTGGCAAATAGTTTTTCATAACCCCCCTTGCTCAATAACTTGTTCTAAAATATTCTGAAGTACATGTGGTTCAGTTTTCCATGTTGAACCAATTTTTGAAAAGTAAAACTGTACATACTCTGGAGGATAGTGTAGGCTTTCCCATGAGTTTTTAGGGTTTGCAAAATATGTATTGTTGTCAACCTCAAAAATGTCTAAAAAACCAATATGGTAGGATGGAATTGCAATAATAGCAGTGAACATATAGCGCATTGGAAGAAGTTAATTTAAAAGCCCTTGTAAAAGTACAAGGGCTAATTCTTAATTCAATTATATTACTGCTTGCAATCTGAAAAGTATTTTTAAACAATGTACTCTTTAGCCAGTTCATAATATTTCATACGATCGGGCATTCCAATGGTACCACCGTTGATTCTTTTAACGATTACAGCCATATTATCATTTACAGCATCGTTAATAAGGTTCATTGAGATAGCAAAGATCCAGCAGGCAGAATGTATTCCTACGCCAATATCCCTTTTCAATAGGTCTGCCATCTCCTCCGGAGTGTATGCGGTTGAATTGAGTTTATTGTAGTAATTGGCAAACCTGGTAATGTTTTCTCTACCCGTAATTTGTATTGGACCGGCTCCTCTAAAAATCCAACCGTCATTTGGTTTATTGTTCCCCAAATTTGCCCTTCCCCAGTCGCCGCCATAAAGCGCCCATGCTATTTGTGCCTGTTCTGCTGCCCGGGCTGGTGTCCTTCCCAGTCGCTTGCAATCCTGTTCAGATATTCTTTTACGGCTAAAAGTTTCAAGCAATCCCTTTATGCTATAATTCAGGCTTTCAGATAAAATGTTAAACCCTCCACTTTCATGTAAAACATTTGCAATAAATTCATGAAATTTATCTGCCGTATCAATGCCATATTTTGGACAAATAAATACCAATAACCCTGCAATAAAATTTGCTTTATTCAATGGCATTTCAGGACAAAGCTTTTGTAATATTTCACCAGTTAACTTAAACATGATCAATGTATTTTTTTATTTCCTTTCTAAAGATGATGGCAACCAAAACCAACATTGATAATAAAAGCAAAAACCAGGATGATAATGGAAATCCGGAATATTCCTTTTTCTTTTCGGTAGTATTTATTTCCTGAGTTTTCACAGTGGAAATATTTGTATCATTGGTACTACTATCAGTTGTATTATTAACTATAGCCTCAGTTATCTTGGTATTTTCTTTACCCTGATACTTTATACCTTTTATTGGCCTGGAGCTCTCTATTGTGTGGCCATTAATTTTTACGGTATATTTTTTAGCAGTTGCCTCAACCTCATATTTTTTAGTACTTTTATCTTTACATAAGTCATCTGCCCTCTCCTTTGCTTCTTCAAAAGAAAATTC